GATGGAATAAGGCTTTTCATAAGTTTGCGCTGCTCCGTGGTCATAGGTCCAGCTTTTGTGGCGCAAATATGAAGAGCTTCTTCGACGGAAGAGCATTTCTCGATGCCGAGTCTAATTGCTGCGGCATCATCGAGACCAAAGTCCTTCACTCTGCCTGCTTTAAGGTGAGCGAGTCCGAGTGCTGAAAAATACGAGGCAAATGGCCCGCATCCTTCATAATTAAGGGCTCGGGCAAGCATCGCTGCTGCCCCCACCTCATGCACCTTCTCTGGATTTGAGAGAAGGAGAGAGGATGTACTCCAGGATGATGAGGCAATATTCCTAGCGGGTTCGGGCATGAATGTGCATGTTGGCCCTTTCTCATCGCATAGGAAATTATATCCTGTGAAAGTGAAAGTCTGCTTTGCATAAAGCAGCTTCATGTTGAAGCCCAGTTTTTTCCACTGTTGCTGTATGGTTTCTTCATGAGCCTTCAGATTCTCAGTGGTTGATATTGCTGAGTCGTCACCCTCAAATGCATATTTGAGGAGGTATATCATGCCATCCAATGCTGAAATATATTCAGTGGGAAGCACATAGTCACGAGCTTCTTTGCAATATACCTTGGCGACCATAGTTTCTGGGTATTCACACAGGACTGTCAGCCAGCACACGTAGTTAATGAGCCAATTAAAGCAGCTAGTGCCACGATGGCCTGACTGCCTAATTGATCCTATAAGGATTCTCATTGGCTCTAAGGATGCATCCTTGACTTTAAGCTTCATATTAAGCTCAACTTTCTCAAGGTCATTCACGCATTCCTTCAGCCACGTCTCTGGCACCTCAGCATCCTGACCGAGAACATCGATAATATGCTTGATGATACGGTTCTCGGTTTGCTTGCGAATATGATAGCTACAGCATGAGTCCCAGGCACTGCCATCACCTTCAATGATGTTGGCATCTTCCTGGCGCAGATGCTTAGCCACCCGTTCCATCGCCTCGTTCTTTGGCAGATGCTTAATTGAAGCTGATTCGAAATATTCGAACAACAGCTCCTCAAAGCACTTTACGGCGAATGCGGTTATGACTTGTCCTTTGTCACCGCAGTTAATTATAGGCCGTGGTGCCTTGCCCAAAGATGGAAGCGCTTCATTCTTCTTAATTTGCATCTCCTGATTAATTTTGGAGACTACATCTGAAAGCGCCTCTTGCACAGCATCCTGCCATCGTTGAGTGCTCCATTTCTTCGATTGCATTTCATCGAATACTGGATTCTCTTCTCGCCACTTGACAATTTTCTCACGAGGAAATACATTCGCAATTATGGCACTCAC